AAGCGATGTTACAAGAAATTGTTTAGCGTATAAGTATTGTGTTCCTGCTACTGGTGTTCCTCCGCCAGTTGAGTTAATCATTTCTAATTGTATTACATCACCAGCAAAAGCTTCACCAACATCGACATCATAACTTCTAAATGAGTGTACTGAAGATGATTCGCCTGAAGCTAAACCATATGAGAAAGATTTTTGAGCATTACCACCACCGTGATTTACCATACTCATAACTGTACCATTACGTGTAATTCTCCATGCCCAATAATAAGTACCCGATGCATTTTTAGCAGCCCATTTAATAGATAAAGATTTACAGTTTGCACCTAAAGTAAATGTTTTCATCGCTATCCAACTACTTGCATTATTATTATCTTGTTTAACTTCCATAGCTCTATCTGCTACTAAATGCCAATTATCACCAGCTGTAGAAGAAGTAGCATTCGGACCTTCGTATCCAATAAAGTCTGCACCATTATTTGTATTAGCTTTTAAATGTAATCTTTCTCTCGCATTACCAGATGCATCTGTTACACCAAAAGTTAAATCAGTTTGTTCAGTTGTATGATTTACAAACTTAGCTCCAATATGAGCTCTATGTCCACTATCATTTTTAAAGAATAGTGTAGCATGATTAGAATCAGTTGTTCCAGCATTTTGAATTGTTATACCAGGTGCATTACCTGGACCTATTCCAGTATATAGATCTCCTGCAGAATTATTCGATGCTTTTGTGTGTAATAAACTATCTGGGTTTTCTTCGCCAATGCCAACGTTACCGCTATATGAAATTCTCATACTTTCATCAAGTACACCAACTGTACCTGTTTCAAATGATAGTCCTGAAGATATATTAGTTCCTGAGTTTACTTCTGCGATTGACCTGATTCTTCCTACATTTTGATTAACACCATTATTTCTTTCTGCTTGGAATACTATAGCAGGACCAAACCCGGTTGTAGTTGTTCCAGTTGATAATGCTGTAAGATACATCATGTTTACTGCATCATTGGTTGTCGAATCATTTGACTGTATATGTAGTAAGGATGATGGAGCCGGTGTGCCGATACCAACATTGCCGTTAGCTAAAATTTTGAATCTGTTAGTACCATTATTAGTAGCAATACCAAAATTTAATGCACTTAATTCCATATTAAGATAAACACTGTTAGCTCTATCATAAGCTAGTATAAATTGATTATTAGATGCATGAGTAGTAACTTGAGTTTCAATTCCTTTACCACCATTACTTGCTGAAACTACTAATTGACTTGATGGATTACTCGTTCCGATACCAACGTTGCCTGTATTGGTAATACGCATTTTCTCTGTTGATACAGTATTAGAAGCTCCACCAGTATTTGTCCAAAAAGCTAGATCTGATGAAAAAGATGGGTCTCCTGATGAGTTTTGAGCAGAGTGGCCGCGCATGATGGCTTGTATTTTTCCATAATCACGAATTGCAGTATTTCCGTAATCTTCACCTTGAAAATTTATACCCATTCCGTAGCCACCATATGGAAAATAACCAGTAGCTTCTAGTGTTAATACATCTTCAACTGTGTTTCTGTTGCCTCCGCTGTTGGGAGCACTGCTGTATCTTACATGTAACGGAGTTGATGGAACAGTCATTCCAATACCAACCTTTCCATCAGTTTTAAGTGTTATTTGAGGAGCAGCATTATTTGTAGCAAATGCTAAGTCATGGTTTGAGAGTGTAAATAATTCTGCTCTTGGACCATCACCAAGTGCATGCATTCTTAAAGTTACATCATTGCCTGAGCTATCTTTCGAACTTAAACTTAATGTTGAACGAGTGTTATTACCAGTGACAAGTAATTCGTGTATTGTAGTGGCTGCATTTGTAACTTGTACTTGACCAGTAAAATCTGGATTTGCTAACGGTGCTTTAGTTGCAATTGAATTAACAAGAGTAGTATTTAAACCAGTATCATCGTTTAATGAAGCTGCAATTTCGTTAAGAGTATTTAACCCTGCAGGTGCACCATCGATAATATTATCAATTGCTGTTTTTACAAACGCAGTACTTGCAACAGAAGTATCATTATCACCTGCACTTGCTGTTGCGACCGTAACTGTTTTTCCAGTTAAGTCTAGAGTTGCATGTAAATCATCTGCTGTTATTGATGCATCAGTAATATTTCCTGCTGATATAGCATTACTACCGATGAGATTACTTGTTATTTTAGTTAATGCCATAGTTCTATTTATATCCTATTCGCTAGGTATTTGCACAGATGTATCATCTGGGTCGTTCATTCTAGCATATATATTTTCCATTGTTACTGGTGTTATATTACCATCTACAAGTTCATATGTAAATGTTGTATCTAAATGTTCAACAGTTGAAATTGTACTTCCAGCTGGATGTGCTCCTAATAACTCATTACCATTATCTACTTGATTATTATAAATGGCAAGAATTACGTTATCTTTTTTTATTATATGTGCGTATTGTGTCATAGTTTTTCCTTATGCTGCGAAGTAACCTCTACCTTCGGCAAGAGATATTGTTTTAAAGTGATACTTACCACCAAGATTTCCCAATGCATCCATTTGGGCTTGAGTATTTGCTGATGAATAATATCTATTACCTCCGAACGCAATTTCTGTTACTACATAATCTCTTTGATATGCACCGCCAGAATTTAAAGTAAGAGCAGTTCTATAAACAGTTTGGCCTGAATGCGACCCTCCACTATTTGTTGTGCTGCCTTTCGTAATGGTAGCAGGAGTTGCTCCCCAAGCAGTACCAGTATTATAATGAGTTGGAACTTCGTTTAAATATGAAGTACCTCCTACTTGTCTAAATAAATATTCTCTATATCCACCAGTAAAATATGTTGAGTATACTTTGAACCTACATACTGGGTATTCTCCCCAATGGCCTGAACTATAAATTGTTAAAAAATGTGTACTTGCTGCTCCACTACTTGGAGAAGTGACTGAAGGTGTTCTAAATATTGCATGAGTACCAAAATCAGCTCCATTTGCACCAATATAACTACCACCTACATCATATGTATATGTTCCACCGCCAAAAGCTTTTAAATATCTTGCAGTGGCAACATTTTTATGATCAACAACAACACCATTACCACCACCATTACCAAGAGAAATTGTGTTATCATCTTGGTCAGCACCAGGACTTGCCGTTAATCCGTGATATGATAATGTACCATTATTCGCTTTGGCTTTTAATTGTAGATGAATTACATCACCATTAGTATTACCTTCGAGTATTACTGCTGCAATTGAATTTGTAGCTCCGTCAATATGCAACATTGCATCTGGACTATTTTGTCTAATTCCAACTTTAGCACTTGCACTTCCAAGTAATACATTTGTATAACCTTCCCCAACTTGTAGTACACCTCCAGTTGAATTACCTTCTAAGGCTCTAATACTTGTACCACCTTCAGTACCAAAATATAATCGACTATTATTATTTGCAATTTTAACTCCACCATCAACTGTTAGCTTTTCTTCTGGGGCTGTACAATTAATTCCAACGTTGCCAGCATTTGAAAGAAACATTGCGGTATTTAACTGGTCTCCAGTATTAACTTGAAAATATAAGTCTCCTTTAGCCTGTCCACCAGCAACAGCTTGTTGTGATAATATAGCAGCTCCACTATTTCCATTTCCAAGGATATTAGTTAAATCTCCACCACCAAATCGTATGGCTATTAAATCGTTATAATTCTCTCCAACTATACCGAGAGTTGGGTTAGAATCTGCATGAATAATAAGTTCGTGTGCTGGTGTATCCGTTCCAATTCCAACTCCTGTACCATTTTTAATATATAAATCATTACCTGCAGAGCTATCAGTACCTGTTGTAAATCCTATATCTCCTGCAGCTTTACTATAAATTTGTCCTCTTAATGCTGTACCTGCGTTATTGAAAAATTGAAAAAAGGAATAATCATCAGCACTTCTTGCTCTCAGTGCAATAGCATTTGCTCCACTATCAGAAGTAATAGTAAGAGGCTTATTTGGATTACTATTAGCAATACCAACATTACTGTTATTATCGAACAGTACGTTATTAGTACCATCATTCGTGAATCTTAATGCATAACCATTATTAGCACCAACGTAAAGTTCATCGCCTGCACTAGCATAAATTTTTGATGCGTCAGTGCCAGCATTTCCAAGAATTAATCCACTATCTGCATCACCATTTACAACTAAAGAACCTGTTACAGTTGCACCACTATTATTAACATTAAATCTACTACCTGCTGAAGATCCAAGAGTAATACCACCAGAATGATATGATGTTATAAACATTGGTCGATTACTATCACCTTCTATTCGATGATTTGCTGTGTCCCATTGTCCAATATTTAATTGTGCAGAACCATTTAAAATTTTAATTCTATCATGAAAAGTTGATAATGAACTTTCAGCAATAATTTTTCCACTTGCTTTAATATTTCCTGTAACATGTAAAGCTTCAGATGGACTGGTTCCACTATTAATGCTTACTCTATCGTTTGTAACATCTACATATAATGTATCTGTATCAACTGCGAGTGGACCAGGTACTGTTACAACATCTGTATCTGCATTACCTAAAGTAGTTCCACCATCTACAATTAAATTTCCTGCTACTGTCATTCCAGCATCAGCCATTGTAACTAAGACATCACCATCAGTCCACGGTGCACTACCACTACTTATATTATTTTTAAATATTATTGAACCAACATTAGATGAAGGACCGATATAAACATGATTCGAGTTATATCCTATTTTTCCTCTGTTACCGCTATTATTAAGATCTATATAACCATTAGCAGCTAATACACCAGAAATTGCTACAGATGTTAATGTTCCTAACGATGTGATATTTGTTTGAGCTGCTGCTGTAACTGTTGCTGCTGTTCCAGATACATTACCTGTTACATTCCCGACGATATTAGCTGTAATAGGTTTATTTGCAAAAAATCTCTGATCTGAGTGACTCCATTCAAATCGAGGTATAGTACCTGAAGACCAAGCACCGAATGTTAATCCTGCTCCATTCGTTGCTGCACTCGTAGTAGCATTTTTCGCTACTTGAATATTAAGATCCGCAACTTCCATCGTTGTACTATTAACAGAAGTAGTTGTACCATTAACGGTTAAGTTTCCGCCAATCGTAACATTTCCAGTTGTGGTTATAGTTGCCGAATCAATATGTCCAGTTACATCAATACCATCTGAAGATGTAGCTAACTTTGAATTACCTGCATGAAACAATGTAAGTGCTCCACCAGTATCAGCGTGTAACATATTTTGACCAGCTGAACTATGTAATGCAATATGTTCGTTTTGAATAATTAAATCTGCGCTTGCATTTACACCTTTTATATAGTTATGAGTATTATGATAAATTTCTAAATCATCATGAATACCTAATCGAATTTTTTTATTATCTGATAAATCTACGTGACCATGAAATAACGCATTTTCTGAGCTATCAAAAGATAGAGTAGTAGCATCACTAGAATCCGAGATTCCAGTATCGAGCATTCCTCTTGATGGTTTAGTTATTGCCATATTATGCGTCCTCTAAAGCCTTTACTTTGGCTTCTAATGTTTCTATTCTTGCTTTTAAATCTTCTATAATTGTTTGTTGTTCTTGCACAGTTTTTACGAGTAATGGTACGAGTTTACTATTATCCAGCATTTGATAGTCAGGCACTGATGCTTCCTTAACATCTCCAACACTTTTGCCATCAGGTAATTCATCACCTTCGGTATAAAGCACTTGAGCAGTCATAGCATCTTTTGTTCCAACAACTGCGTCAGGAACTACAGCTGCAACTTCATGTGCTAAAAATCCATCGTATAATGTGTTTGTTGTATCTGATATATAATTAAATTTCTTTGGTTTTAGTTGTTTCAGTCTAGTAGTAGCATTTGTCATATCTGCTACATTTTCTTTTAATCTATAATCAGAGGTTCCACCATAGGTCATGACTGAACCGTTTTGAGATATACTTCCAATAGTGCCCCCATTATTTCTAAAAGTTATCATATTACCAGAACCAAGAGCACGGTTTAAAATAACTGGTGTATCATTATTGGTTGCTAATACTAACTGACCACTACCTAAAGAACCACAACTTATATTTGATGTTCCATTTGAAATACCTGACTGCGTAGTTGTATGGAATAAAAGAACTCCATTAGAAAGAATACGCATTCTTTCTGTATATGATGTACCCGTATTAAGCGAAATATATCCAGAATCTAGTGAAAGTTCTGCACCTGTACTATGATACCCATACGCGTTTCTAATTGTAAACTTAGTTAATCCACTATTATCTGCATGGATAATTTGATTAGCCATTCTTATTTCAGAATCATCACCTGCTAAATGTAAATTTGAACCATTACCACCTATTCCTCCATTACCGGAAGTTGGGTATTTGTCTGCTGACCCACTACTAAATCTAGCTATTTCTGTACCATCTTGAGAGAATACATGAGCATTTCCTGTAGCTCCAAAACCTACATTAGTAGTACTATCACCATCTCTAACTGACATGATGCATTTAGCATCTGTGCTTTCACCATAGAATACATTATCTGCAGCTGCAGAGTTAACTGATAGTATTTGTGAAGAATATCCTGCATTGTTATTTCCAATAGCAACTCCACCATCTGACCTAATGCGCATTTTTAAAGTACCATTAACTTCAAAACTAGTATTACCACCGGCAGAGTTAAATCCTAACTCACTTCCTGTTCCTCTAATCCAGTTAGAAGTATTATTACTTGAGTTACCTGTACTTCCAAGTACTAATCTTACTTGTGATGCTGATTGTGCGACTAAATAACCTGTGCTATTTTGTACACGGAATTTTTCTGCACCAGCTGGGAATAATACAACATCAGAGCCATCACAACCTATTTCTGCTGAACCACCTGAATCTGTAAATTCTAATGCTGCAATCTGGTCTGTACTTTCAAACTTAGCAACTACGTTTGTAGTTCCACTCTTTACATGAAGTTGTCTATCAGGATTTATTTCTCCTATACCAATATTTGAATTTGTATGAATACGCATTCTCTCAGTATATGACCCACCACCCATAAATTTAACTGGGCCAGCACCTGACCACCCATATTCTAATTCATTAGAACCATTTATCCTAACTAGTGTTTTTTCATTGCCGCTTGAATCTTTACTTCTTAATTCTCCGCCTCTTTCAAATAAGATATGGTTTGCATTACCAATGTGTAATGCTCGAAGAGGGTTATCTGTTCCAATACCAACGTTGCCTGTACTACTGATTCGCATTTGCTCGACAGGGGTTGCACCCGCTGCCCTAGTAGAGAAAAGCATAGCACTTGCTACATTTCCAGCAGTAGAATTTTCTTTTATTCCTTGAATATTTCCAAAGTGATAAACATCTCCGCCTGTACCATTTGTATATCCACCAAAAGCTATACCTCCACCCGTTCCTGTGGTTGCAGAGGTTGTGTCGAATGCTAGTATGTTATTTTTAGCTTCTCCATTAAATCCAGTCGCACCTTGTACGTGCAAGGGAAAATAAGGAGCAGGATTTCCGATACCAACATTATTACCAACCACATTCATAGCAATAGTACCAGTACCAGTACCTGTTCTAAAGTTTATGCTTTCGCTATCTCCATGACCCCAAAGTTCTAATTCCCCAGTTGATAAAAGCGATATTATACCAAGCTCAGACCCATTATTTAGTCTCATATGTTGAGCAGTACTAGTAATATTTAATGCTGCTGTTCCATGAGCAGCAACACCTATACCTACTCTATTTGTAAATTGTGGAGTTGCTAACGGTGCTTTAGTTGCTATAGAGTTAGTAACTGTAGTTGAGAAACTAGCATCATCGCCTAAAGCAGCAGCTAATTCGTTAAGAGTATTTAATGCTCCTGGAGAGGAATCTACTAATGCAGTAATTGCAGCATCTGTATAAGCTGTTGTTGCGATTTTAGTAGAATTATCAGAAGCAGATTGTGTAGTTGCAGTTGTAGCGCTTGCTAATGAACCACTTAATGAACCTGTTATTACACCAGCAGAAGATATTCTTTCTGTTGATCCTACGGTTAATCCGTTCTTAATTAAAAAATTTTTGTCAGCCATTGGTTTTCACTCTCCAACCATTGTTTGTTGTATAGATCTATTTATACAACTTTAAATCTTAATCAGAGTTTTTTCGGCTTTAATAGTTTGTGTACTAGATCCAGTTCTAGTGTATTGTAATATCATATTACTACCAGAATATGTAGCAGAGAATGTTCCTAATGCAGCAGATCCAGTAAATATTTGTCCGTACTCTGTTATTGAAGCAGTAGATCCATTATGCACTAATAATAATTCAGTTATCATGTATTCACTACCAGAAGTTACTTGTGCAATTACTTTAGCAGAACGATATGTTCCAGCAGATAAAGTAAGAATCGAAGTTGCACTTCCTGCACTTATTGTTGCAACGACATCACCTGTAACTATTTGTCCGTTTGTAACATCACCATCTGTGTCCCATTGAGGACCACCAGAGGAGATTTTTGCAGGTGTTACGGATCCGTTCGTTGGTACTCCAATTTCAGTTAATGAAGGAATTATTACTTCAATCACTACACCTGTAGGAACATTAGCATCGAATGTTAACGTTGTTCCTGAAACAGAGAATGTTGATTTATTCTGATATACACCATCGGCGAATACAAAACAATTATCTTCAGTTGCTGGATTTCCAGATAATGTATAAGCTGCAGTGCTTCCATTACCTGTGAATGAATCTTGAATATGTCCGGTTCCTACAACACCGTTTCCTACAGCATGAACTACAACTTCAGATCCAGTGGTTGGAGCAGAATCTAATGTTAATGAAGAACCACTAAGAGTATATGAATTTTTATTCTGATATACACCTTCGATAAATACGATTAAATGATCTTCATCAACTGGAGATGCAGATAATGTAAATGCGGTTTGATTCGAAGTAGATGTATATAAATCTGTTTGAAAGGGATTTAAATATGCAGCATTACTAATCGTAACTGAGTCAGCACTCGCATCAGTTGTTAATGTTATACCTTGACCAGCTACAAAAGTTAATGAATCGTTTTCTTGTTCAGCAACTACATTAGATTGTCCTGAAACAGAGATAGTTCCGAATGAATCTCCACCCCCACCTATTTTACCCCACGCACCATCTGCGTATCCTTCAAATTCTGAAGTAGTTGTATTATATCTTAATTGACCTAAAGCTGCTGTTGGTCTTTGACCTGTTGTTCCATTTGGAACTCTTAATGCATCTGTTTCAGAACCAATATCTAAACTAACTGCAGGTGAATTTGTGCCGATACCGACAGTACCACCACTATAACCACTATCTCTAACTACAAATCCATTTGAGTGGTCACCTACTTGAGTATAACCAGCATTAAATCTTTTAAGAAGATTATAACCATTTGATGAATCATTAATTCCATTTGCTAAAACTAATCCGTTTGCACCTAATTTTACATCATGATTGAATATAGCTGTTCCTGCATCTGACATATCAAGGGTAAGGGCAGTTATTTCAGAACTGCTATCTTGTCCTTTAAATATTATGTCTCCGTCTGTTCCATTAGAATCTATAGTCGTATTGATACCATCAAGAGTTATAGTTGTAGTTGCAGAAGAGCTTGTATCAGTAAGTTTTAAAACTGGAGTACCATGACTTATATTAACTGGATGCGAGAAATCAAACTTATCATTGGTTGCGTCCCATAATATCGTTGCATCTGTTGAAGCATTAACCGCATCTTGTATTGTAAGTCCTGCACCATCAGCAGTACTTGAAGTATCTCCTGAACCTTTATTTACAGTTATGTTTTTATCCGCAACATCGAGTGTTGTACTATTAACTGTAGTAGTTGTTCCGCTTACCGTTAGGTTTCCACCGACTGTAACATTACCTGTGGTTACAAGTGTTGTTGCACTTCCACCAGAAAGATATGTTTGAACATCAGAATCTGCATACGCAGCACTACCTGCAATTACACCACTTCCAGAAATTGTTATGTTTGAACCTGCACTAATATGTGCAAGTACTTGAGCTTGACTTGGACCTGTATATGTGATAACACCAGAGCTTGAATTATATGCAAGTGAACCATCTCCACCTGAATCAGTTACTGATATTGCACCACGTGCATTTGAATCTGCATATTGTGTAATTGTACTAGTCATTACACCAGTAGAATTATTATATGATAATCCCGTACCTGCGCTTATGCCCGCCCGGGCGCGCGCGGTAGTAAAATATAAATTACTTGATCCTTCAGATAGATTATCTGTATCAAGATTATTTAAACTAGAAACTGTACCTGTTACGTTACCTGTTACATTACCGTTGACATTACCTGTTAAATTACCAACTAATGCATTTCCTGTTATTGTTCCAGTTGCAGTTAAATTTACAATTTGTTCTGTTGTAAAATTCCCGACATGAGTAACAACTTCAATAGCTACACCTGAAGGAGGAGCTGTAGAGAAAGTTAGAGTTGTTCCACTGATTGAATAGTTTGCTTTACTTTGGTAGATACCATCGAAAAATACTAGAGTTTGATTTTCATCTATAGGATCTGTTCCTAAAGTATATGCTGTAGTAGAACCATCACCATCACCCAAAGCTTGAGATATATCATCACCTCTACCAATTGTTTTCCACCATGTAATGATTTGAATATCATCACTTGCTGTTGCACCATTAACAAGCACAACTGTTGCACCATTAGAAGCAGTATAATCTGTAGTGAGTTTTAGTAATACACCATTTTGATACACATTGAGTGCACCTGGAGTATAACTTAGGGTGTTTGAATTTGCATCGGAGCCTGAAAACGTTGTTTGATTTGAAGTTGCAACGTATGCGTATTCTTTTAAAATATCTGATGCGGATGCATCTGATGAACCTATTTGAACAACAGATTCTGTGCCACCCACATTCTTTTTCATGTAGGCTTTACCGTCGTAAGTATTAAGGGCTATTTCACCTAAATCTAGATTCGATGTGGTTGGGATTGAACCAGCAGTAGCTGATCTCCTCAACTGGATATTTGTAATACGTGCCAATTTTGGCTCCTATGTTCAATACTCTATATAGAGTGTTATTTAAAAATTTGTCACACCGTTATTTAACGGTTAATATTATTTATAACGATTTAATAGGTTCCGCCATCGATGATACTTGACCAAGATACTGTTCCATTTGCTGCACCTTGTAATATATTACCTGCTGCAGAAGAAACTCTTTCTGTTGGTGCTGATGTACCATTACCAACAATAATAGCATTTGCAGTGATAGATCTTTTACCTGTACCACCTTGGCCAACTGAAAGTCCAGCACCTGCTGATAACGTTACTGCTCCACTTACTACTAATGCATCATCAATAGTGGTTGTACCACCAGCTGAATCAATTGTTAAGTTACCTGATGATGTATCTATTTCACCATTCGCTGTAACACCAACTTGAACTGTATTAGCTTTTACACCACCAACATCTAATTGACCTTTTGTTCCTGTTATAACACCTGAAGTATCAGTTGCATCCGGAATAAATGTAAATTTCCCTGTTGAATCGTCAAAACCAAAGAAACCTAATTTTGCAGCAGATCCATTATGCCATCTAAATTCTAAACCTCTATCAAGGTTATCATCCGAACTTGGAGCTGTATCACCACCAACAACAAATATTGGATCATCAACTGTAACTGTTGTTGAGTTTAATGTGGTTTGTGTTCCGTTAACTGTTAAGTTACCACCAACAGTCATGCTACCAGAAGTTGTTACTGTATCACTTGAACCATTACCTAAGTTAACATTTCCGTTAACTGTTAAATTATCTGTAACAAGTAGATCTGAACCAATTGTTACATCATCTGGTAAACCAACTGTGACTGTTACATCAGTACCAGATTTTGCTGCAGCTGTTACAATCTCGTTTGATGTTCCAACGATTCTTAAATCGTCTGTTAATAAAGCTACATCTCCTGTTCCTGAATCACCATCAACTGTAAGAGCTGTTGCGAGAGCAACTGTACTTGCAGCAGTTAATCGACCTTGAGCGTCAACTGTAATTACTGGAATTGCTGTTTGTGAACCATAAGATCCTGCAGATACTGCTGTATCATCAAGATCAATTGTTATTGTTTGACCTGAAGCTGATGTTGTAATACCTGTATCACCAGCAAGTGTAAGTGATTGTGAATCTAAATCAACTGCACCTGTACCAGAATCACCAGCAACATCTAAATCTTGAAGTGTTACTTGTGCATCTACATATGCTTTAATTGATTGTTGAGTAGCAAGAGCAGTATTACTATTTGAAGACATATTATCTTCATCTTTAATAGAATCAATTGCAACTGCAGCACCTAATGCACCTGAAGCTGCTATTTTTAATGCAGCTGTATTAAATTCATTGACATGTTTATTACCATTTAATATTAAAGCACTTGACGCAGTAGCAGTACCATGTACATGATCGAGCATATCGGTAAAATATTTTCCGCCAATAACCGATACTGTCGATGCATATGGACTTTCATTACCTGTACCAATATAAAGTCTATCACCATTATTTGCTTGTGATCCTCCAACATAAGAGTATGCGAGCTCACCTGTGTATATATTACTAGGAGCTGCGGCGGTTGCGCTCGTAGTTAATATCTTAATTCTTGTTAAATTTGCCATGTTTTAATATGTCCCTGAACTTATATTGAGGTTTTGATTCTCAATTGTTGTTTTCATTTCGTAATTACCAGTAGAACCATTGAAGATCATCATTGCTCCATCAGTTTGTCCTGCAGTATTTACATTACTTAATTCACCAATTCCAATTTCGAATGCACCAAGCCTAACGCTCTGTGCAACGATCTCTTGTTGACCCTTTTGTTTACCTTTAACTTTAGAAGTGGTATTTATCTTAGCTTTTAGCTGTGCCATTTATCGTGTAACTCCTGGTGTAACTTCTATTTGTCCTTGTATAATTCTAGTAACCGTTCCTGCTGAACTGGTAATTTCTACATCGTATACGTATCTACCAGCTTCTATAGCATTCGTTTGTGTAGCAGTTAAGCTTATAGCTACTTGTCCTAGACCAGCATTTTGAATTGCACATGTGAAATCAATTTTATTTGCAGAGTCGAAACTCTTTCTCATTTGTCCAGCTACAGAATATCCTGATAAAACTAAAATATTATTATCAACATCTGTTACGTCAACAGAAGCATTAAATGTGCTTCCTTGATCCAATGTTAAATTACTATATATTGCCATTTAACTGTCTACCTTACTATTTATACTTTTTAATTCTTCCACTTCGGATTTTAATTCTTTTATTGCTTCAATAAGTAAAGGAACTAATTTCTCATATTGAACAGTTTTATAATCATTGTCTCCTTCAACAACTTCTGAATTAATCGGAGCATCTTTTACTGCTTGTGGTAAAACTGCTTCAACTTCTTGAGCCGAAACACCTACTCTTTCTTCTTTTTGATATCCAAGTTCTATTGCTCTTTCGTTTGGTTCGTATATAAACCCTGATAAACTATTTACTTTATCTAATGCATTATCTATAATACCGATTCTTGTTTTTAATCTATCATCTGAATAGAAAGCTGTAATATCGTTAGTTGCTCTTATTTCACCCGCTGTACCTGATGCATCTGTACCTACACCAAAAGAACTAGCTCTTATTGATATGTTTGGTGCAGATGCTGACATAAATGAACCAGCTGAATATGTTGTATTTGTGTCTGTCGAAGCAATATTAAATACTCCAGTTGAGGGCTCACTAATCGTTACGTTTGAACCGCTTTGTAAAGTAATACTACCAGTTCTATATGAACCCGAATCTTCTCTTATTTGAGTGATTGTATTTGTATTCGTATCGGCATCATCTCTCCAATTAGGATTACCGGATGCATCAGTTTTCCAAACTTTATTTGCTTGACCTGAACCTGATGCAACATAACCCTCGCTTGAACTTGTATTGGCATGCCATGTATTATTATCTGATGAACTTGTTCCTGCACCGATTAGTGTTCTAATTTCTGGACCAGTAATATTAGTTGCTAATGACGGATTATTACCATCTGTTGTGATTGCCGGAGCTGCAGTATTTGTTGCTCCACTTGCAACTCCAATAATTCCTAATACTTCTGATGCGGTTAATGCAGTTACATCACCAGCATTATCTGCGGTTCTACCAATGATTGTATTCGTTGCAACGTTTTGGTATTTAGCATGAGTAACAGCACCATCTACAATTGTTTGTGCACCATCAGAAGCTGAAGTTACATCACCGGTGTGATTCGGGTGACTATACTCAACATTTGGCGAATCGTTTGTAATAGTTAATGTGTTATTTGCTCTATTAAACTGAGTTGATATTCCAGTTCCACCATCAAAAGAAACTGTCTCAGCAGAAGCAATCTGTTCATTTCCACTACCAATATTTCCGTCTGAATCAATTATCCAATGACTATAATCATCATATCTCGTATCAAAGTCATCCTGTGTTACTGCTTGAACACGACCATATGCATCTACTATTATTGATTTAATGTATCTACCATCAGCTGTGCCTGTTGGACCAAAAGTATGACCGGCTGCAGGAAGAGCAGCATTGTCTAAACTGATTACATTACTTCCAGAAATTGCAATTTGACCAGATGTTCCAGAATATGTTGTGTTAGTAGATGTCCATGTAAATGTTCCAGTAGGACTTTCGGTAATTGTTGTATTACCTGATGCGGCAAGAGTAACTTGACCAGATCTGTGATTACCAGCAGATCCAACCGTTGTTCCTGCACCGATAGTTGTCCACGTGAAACCTTCCGTTGTAGAATTGTATGCTAGTACTTGACCATTAGATGGATTAGCATTAGCCTTTAAATGTTTTTCAAATATTTTCTCATCGCCAATAGTTGATGTACCGGTAACATTAGCTGATCCATTAAAACTAGCAGATGTCCATGCAACATCACCTGTCATTGCGATTGTTCGGCCAGTTGCTAAAGTTCCTGCGCTACCTGAGGTATTACCTGTTACGTTACCAGTAAGATTACCGGTAAAACCTACTGCACTATAAACTCTTTTATTGATATCTAATCTTGCAGATGAATTATTCCATAAGATAGTTGGTTTCGTGCTTGATCCTCCAAATTCTAAACCAGCTCCATCTGTTTGTGCTAATGTTGTAGTGTTCTTTGCAAATCTTAAAGTAGTATCTTCTATATCTAAGTTTGCAGTGTTAATTGTAGTGGTTGTTCCACTTACTGTTAGATCACCTGCGATTGTTACGTTAGTAGGTAATCCAATTTTAATTTTATTATTCGAAACAACGGTATCAATTTCGTTAGTTGTTCCTTCGAAAGTTAATGTATCACCATTATTAAATGTATCATTAGATCCTGAATCAGCAGAGAGTGTAAATGAACTTGATATTGCTTGCGTAGTTACTGCAGTGACGAGACCTTTTCCATTTACTGTTATAACTGGAATAGCTGTTTGAGAACCAAAACTACCAACGTTAGAGTTAACCGTATCTAATGTAACACCAATATTAACATTACCAAGATTGGTCATTGTAGCATTTCCATCTACATCACCTGAAATAGTTATTACTGGATCATTAACATTAAAATCAAAGTTATCGTTAGCATCGTCCCATGCAACTACAATACCCGATTCATTATTGTTTGCGATTAAATCTTTTGCATTATAGAATGTTACTATCTCAGCAGTATGTGTTGTACCATCATCTTTTAGTCCAAGCAATTGCCATGCTCTTTCTGGTGTAGATCCAACTAATCCTTCATTCCATTGAATAGCAACATCATTTTTATCTGCTGCAGAAACGTGTGCTCTATCAACCTTTAAACCCATTACGTTAACGTTAGCATCTAATTCAATAAATGCATTTCCAAGAGCTAATGTACCACCACTACCACCAACGAGGAGTGAAGCGCTTGATAAATCAAGAGTCGTACCACTTGCAAAAACAAAAGTTTTACCTGATGTTGCGAAATTTAAATTACCTGAAATTGATTGTGTGAGACTTCCACCTTGAAGATTAAGTCTACCTTGTGTGGTACCATTTCCTTGTAGTGCAGCAATGTCTGTATCATTACTTCCTATATTTGTTGCGTTAGTGTTAATTTCTCCATGCAATTCATTGATTGCACCAGATAATGTGGTTGCACTTGTTCCTAAATTAGCTGCACCTTGTTTTAAATCTAATTCATTAATAGCTAATACAATGTTAGTATCTGCAGTCGTTGTTAAATTACCTATTGTTCCAATATCACCTTGTAATTCATTGATTCCATCCATAATTGTGGTTGATGAGAATCTACTATCGAATGCTTGAGTAGGTTCTACTCTTGTATTTAATACATCAATCTCTGCTTCTAATTCTGCAATCGCAGTAGTCACAGTTGATGCTGTTGTTCCCATATTACTTGCTGTAGGATTACCCATTTTAGCATGTACTTCAACAAGACCAGCAGAAGCGCTTACTGCAGAATATCCAGTCGCATCGTTAATTGTATTAACATCACCGAGTTCAACTCTTAATTCTCTTGCAGCTGCAGATAAATCAGTCGCTGTCAGATTAGTTAAAGTCATATTACCGATATCAACTTCATGCTCGTTAATAGCAGCTACTAAATCATTTGCTGCAGTGCTTAAAGTATAATTACCAGCAGATCCTCTAACAGCTGTTTCTATTTCATTAATAGAAGAAACAACATCAGATTTGTTCGTAGTACCAAGAGAGGTGATATCACCTACATCATCTTGTACTTCGTTAATAGCATCGATAGCATTGCTTGCATCGATTTTAATTACATCACTCGCAGATGCACCAGTATGTAATTCAATAAGTGTTCCTATTGAGGTATCAACTGCAGTACTTGAAGATATGCCTCCATGTGCAATGGAACCTGTTGCTCCATTAATTTCTAAATTTCTACTCGTTGAAAAAGAACCAGTAGAAGTTTTCATTCTTGCACTTGTTGAAGTGATATCGTATAATGTACCTTGCCAATTGGCACTTGCAAAATTACTATCTGATTGATATAGTGTTGCACCTTCTGAGAAAGTTGTTGGAATACTTGGGTTTCCAGTAAAATTGATTGTTAATGCATGATTAACAACGTGGAAACCACCAGCTGTTAAGTCTTGAGGTAATTCAGTTGCACCTTTATAAACTCTTACAACACCGAAATTATAAATTTCATTTTCTAATCTTCCTACATTACTTGCAGCAATTGAATCTCCTCCAATCGAAACTGCTTCAGCAGCATTAAATGTACCTGTAATATTTTTAATTAATAATTTTTTTGTATGAGTTGCATCACCAATAGGAGATACTATAACTGCTGTAAATGTATTTGAAAAACTTAGATCAACATTATTTCCAAGAGTTTGTGCTGTAGATAATACAATAGATGTTCCATTAATTGACACAACAGTAGGAGTACCAGCTATTCCTGTTCCTGAAACTGTTTGACCAACTAATATTAAACTATTCGCAGCATCGAGTGTAACGTTTGCACTTGAGTTAACTGCACCATTTGTATTTACTGTTACTTTCTGAGTTACAGTTGCGTTTGCTACAAAGGAAGATGGAACTGTTGGATTCGCTTCGAATATAATATACCCTGAATCATTATCAAGTGTACGTTCATTAGATAATTCAAAACGTGTTGCAGGAAATACTCTATCATGTGCTGCAGCAGTTGTTAAATATTCTTTATCTGTTATTCGTGAATCAAGTAAATCAGTATCTCCTAAATGTAAAGAGATCTCATTATCTTTTTGCCTCCAATCTTCGAAGGTATTTGTTTTTAATATTCTGGTTTCTTTATTAATTGCCATTATTTACTCGCTAAATTCTTTAACATCTTTTTGATATCTGCCATATCTTGTTTTAATACTTCGATATCAGCTGACTGTTGTTTATCTAATCTTTCTTTTTCTATCTGTGCAAGTCTTTCTTCATAAGCACTTGTATTAGTATTTATAATAGCTTTCGAAGACATATCTCTAACTAAATCAGGATTATCTTTTACTGCTACTGTTTTTTTGTTTGCCATATTATTTCCTAAGTTGTAGCTAATGCTCTAAGATCTGTAACTAGTGGAACGTTATTACTATTCGTTGACCTAAATACTATTTTAATTGCGAATGAACCAAATTTATCTGTAGAACCAAAATCTTTTGCATAGTGTACTTCAGAGAATCTACGTGCATCATTAATCGGTATTGTTTTATCCGAAGTTAATTGAACCCATGGAATTGTGTGGAAGTTTGAATCACTACCTGATGGTTGTACTCTATAATACACATCGATGTTAGATCCAGTTGGTCGATTAATACCTAAATATACATCAAGCTTTTGAGCTTCTTCAGCTAAATCAATTTGACGTGTAATGTATTTAGATATAGCAGTACCACCTGTTCCAGTTGAATTTGTTTCTGCTACTAATCTACTGTTCGCAGAATATTGAGCAGATGCACCTGATGGATCATTTATTCTATTTGATACCGCAACAACTTCACATCTTTCCATATCAATAACAGGAGAAATAAAATCATTTCCTCCATTATTTAAAACTGCTCTTAAGATCAGTGATTTGGCACCTATTACATCTTCTTGTGATTTACCTGCAATAGCATATGTTTTATCTGGAACAAAGTTTTTATTTGGCATAATTTGTTGTTCAGGAACCGCAGTCCATGCACTTGCACCACTATCTTGTGATGCACCTTCTCTTGCTGTTAAGTGTAAATCGATTGATGTTCCAGGTAATTCAAGAGTTTGCATAACAGGTTTTAATATATTATATTGTTGATCTTCTGTTGCAGTGATTCCATTTCCACCACCAACAATTCCTGTTGTTGTTGCAGATCCAGTATGTGTAATAACATATGAATCATGCTCAATTAAATTATTAGCAAGTGTAAATTCTTTATTAATTTTACTAACATCTGTTATACCATTTTCTGCAGTAAATCCAGCGATTGTAACTTTATTTGTACCGTTACCATACATATTATGATTCGGATGACTAACTCTTATTGTTGTAGCTGTGAGATATTCAAACGGTGAAGCACCTAATTTTTTAACAGGTATTCTATCGTTGTTTAAAATCATTTCTGCTTTATCACCTGTAAATTTACATCTATTAAAAGTAAATTTAAGATCTTTCGTTTGTTCTGCTGTCCAAGTTGAAGCGTTTGCAGAAGTAAAGAATACACCATTATATGGTTGTTTAACAATTCTTTTTGTTTGATCTGCAACATCAAATGCACCCATTTCAGAAACCCAAACTTTATATACATCTGAATTCGCCATTAATACGATCGCATATTCTTGTCCACTATCTAAAAATACTGGATGATCCCATGTAATTGTAGTTGCAGTATTTCCAGTTGCATGTATATTAATATCTGTAGGATATACCCACTTTTCTGCACCTGGTAAAACACTTTGTGTAGGATATCCATTTTCTACTGATCGAATTGAAACATTAATTGGTAGAGCTGCATCTTTTGCAGAGAAGAATATATCTAAGCTTCTTGCAAATATACCATCTGGTGCAACCTCATGATTGATTGTAAATGTTTGTGCTAATGGATCCTTCCATCTTACTAATTCATTTTCTGTTGTTCTACGTGTTCTTTCAACTTGTGCACCATCTTCTCTTATTTCTCTTGTAACCAATCTAGGTATTTTAGTTGCAATGATAGTTTTTTGATGTACTTCAAGCAAACCTTGTGCATAATAAGTTGCACTTGCTTTTGTTCCATCTGCAGTTTCAGCATTCGTTGAGGAATCTGTTAGTTTAAATTCTTGTGAACCTGTTTTAAATTTAAGAGCAGAGTTTCTTGGTAATATGAATGAACCAATACATCTACCTGATGCATCAGTAATTAGAGATCCACGTGTTGATCCACCTGAAGTTGCATCGGGATGTTGTGTTTCATCTTCATATGTTTTTATAAGTGTTCTAGAACTAAAGTCTACAAAGTCTGCTGCAGTATGAAGATAAGGTGCAGAACTATCTGCAAATTCTTGTCTAACGTATGCAGTAATATTTGTACCACCAAAGAATGCATATAGTTTAGTATCAGGCTTTAAAGCTTCTGCATCAAAAAATATTTTTCTTGATCTCATGAAAGGAATAAAGTTTGTCTCTACAACATAACTTCCTACTTCTCTATATTGAGTATCAGATGCAACACTTGTTGTTGTACCAGATCTTGATTGAGATCCAGTTTCTGTTGTTGCAGTTGTTGTTTGATTTATGATTGCTCTTCTTCTACCTGAACCATCACCATAACCTAATTGCCCTGCAGTTTGTGCATCAACATCAAGTTGTGTAGTAGTAGAAGTAGTTTCTGTTCCTGTCCAGTTTGTTTCCCATTCGTTCCATACTGTTCCTAAAATACCAGCTTCTTCTGCCATAGCTACGAATTGATCGTATACACTATTATCATCAATAATAATATCTGGTCTTACATCAACTTCTTTCCATACATCAGAATCAGGAGAAAGTTTTACTGAACCTTCCCATACAAATACATTATATGGATTTACAAACTCTGCATAAGTTGCATAAGGTTGTTTTATAAATTCTTGTGAAGTGTGTGGTAATGTTACAAGACCTCCGCGAGTTGAGCTCACAGCCTTTGCATCTATTCCTGCATTCTGACTAGCGACTGATAGTGATGCTGCTTGATCACCTGCAGTTCGAACCATATTAACAATTCGTTCATCGAATTTAGGTCTTAATATTCCTTTATCTTTATCGATACTACATGAGTAATCAACAGTAGCTGGATTACCAACACCATGTCCATGGAAACCATCTACAACAAACCCATTTCTAAATCTACCTGGGAATAACGTTGCTGCACTTGATTCTAAAAGGGATAGTGAAGTATAGTATTCTAAATTTTTTAATCTCTTATCGAGCCTACCAATATCTCTCATTGTATAACGTTTGTTATCAACTGGAATTGGTTTAATATCTTTCATATCAAATACATAAGGAGCTACTGATATTGTATATAGTGTCATTGCATCTGCGCTATCTTCTGGTGCTACAGGATTTAATGATGAATTTCCTTTTTGATATTTAAACTTTCCTTCTTTTGATAAACTTAATTTATCTAAACGAGGCATATAAACTTGTGTTAGTGTGTGAGCAAATATTGCATCAGGTGCAGGAGGTAATGCTGTAGAAAATCCAGTACCCGTTGACATTTCTTTCCCACTTGTTGGGCTACCTGATCCTTCGACTGATCTAAAATCTACACAATCTCTAAGATTCAATAATCCTTGAGAGCTATTAAAAGTTGGGATTCTTGTGTAATGTGTTGCTTGATATGAGTTAGTATCAAAGAAATCTCCAGCACTATGAGTATAATGATCGAACGTTGCAACATAAGTTCCGTTCGCTATTGACTCTCCACCCTTTAATACTATTTTTGATACATCGTAATAACTTTCTTGTTGACCATCATCAAGAATAAATTTATCTTTATAATCAATTCCGCCATTCGTAAGTGATGTTAATTTAATTACATCTGTTTTTCCTAAAGTATATTCAGCAGAGCCATTCGCAGTGATATTTAAAGTAGTTCCTACTTGTAAATTTTTTGATCTCCTTCTGGCATTGGTAACTTTAGCAGTTACAATTGCCTGAACTTTATCAGTATTCGAAATTGTTCCTGATATATCAGAAGAATCTAATTCAAACGTTTGAGAATTTATTCCGCTTGTTACTGATGTCGCTTCAACTGTTGCGTTTCCATTTACTGCAACTTGAATGTCATCGTTATTAGCAAGCACACAACCAGTAGGTAATGTAAATGCTGCAACTCCACTTCCTGCGGTAGATGCTACTTTAATTCTTACATTATATGTCCACGTTGATGAATGACCATCTTCTGCTATTACGTCAAATGGTAATTTATAAACTAAACTTTCTTTACCTGATTCATACCTTGTTCCAACTGGATTTAAAGTTCCAGCAAAACCTTGTGTCATACCAGACCCAGTTGCATCTTGTGTTACGTTTGTTACACTACCAAATACTTGGCTTGAATTCATTTGAATATCATAAAGGAATAATCTATATGTTGTTCCGTCCCATTCTAAACCTTTTGCACGTGCTGTACCAATATTGGCATTACTACTATTTCTCAAATTCATTTGAATTTGTGTAGTAACATCAGGTATTCCTCTTACTGTTGAAGCAGTAAGTTTAACATAGTTACCAACTTCTAATAAAGTACTTGCACCTGCTATTACAGCTTTATCTGAATTTGCTCTTGGCTTATCGATTTCGATAGGAGCTCCTCCAGCTGGAGTTTTAATTTCATATCCTTGTACGTATGCTTTATTTTCGCCAACTCCAATTGCAAATTTACCTGCTGATCCACCTTCACTCGATGTTTTAAAACCAAAATTAGATCCATCATTTAAGTGTTCTTTAATATCTAAAACAAATGGATTAACCGTATAATTTCCTGATTCATCGAATGTTCTTCTTGCAAGTTCATCAGATCTTTCAGTTTTTTCTTTTACATTCAATGAACTAAAAGATTTAATACCATTTTCTATTGTAAATAAAGCGATATAATTGTTTGTTGTTCTACTATCAATATTAAGAGGTTCAGCAATTAAGGTAGTTGATATTTGATATCTGTGTGCACCAGGTGCTGAAGTGTTTGGAACGCCTTGAGCATTATCAACTAAATCTGAATCAGTTGTAGATGTTACAATGTTTTCAGAAACTTTTAAACCAATTCTATATGATGGAGTGTTTGTGTATTTATCGAGTACTAAACTTGTAGATGGAACATATACATAAGAACCTGAAATAAAATATACACCTTCAGTAATATTTGCAAATGAACCCGTACCAGTTTGAGAATTATCTGTTAAAGCAGAGTTTGTACTAGCAGTAGTTCCTACATATTCTGTCGATGAAGCTGCGTTCTCTCCCTGAACTTTACCATATCGTACAGTTCCTGCATCTGAAAAGAATGTTTCACCTCTACCAAATACTCCTACTGTTTTATTTGGACCACCACTTGCTACATAATGTCCATATAAAGTAATAGGATGATTAGTATTTGTTGTATGTGCTGGACCTACACCTGCTGCATATGCAGCTGATACTTTAAATTTTACTTGATTACCAGTATTATCTCGACCTGTAATAGTTGTTCCTACGAATTCTGCTATGTAAGCACTCGTAGTATATGATGCTGCAGAACCTGAAGCAAGAGTAGATTGAAATACATCTTCTATTTTAATATAATTTGTACTTAGATCATCTTCGCATTTTCCACCAACTACCGCTGATCCATCTGCGAATGCCCATTGACCAAATCTATCAAGCTGAGCTTGTAATGCAGTTTGCATTTGTGTAAGCTCTCTTGCTTGAACCGCAAATCCAGGTTGGAATAATATTCTATGATAATTTTTTGTTTCATCATAGTCATCATAATACGGTTCTTGTGTATAATGTTTTACTTTACTTATTGTCATATTTTATCTCTACTTAAAATTTTAAGTTTATTAAAATTCAATTATTACTTTAATATCTTCTATCTGTGATGATGATCTATTAATCGGTGTTCTGTTTTCTAAGAAGATCATTTGACCGGTATTGTTTGCAACTTCAGGTGCACCTAATGCATTACTTCCATGTAATGTTGCATTACCACCACCAACACCAGTTACTGCTTCTCCATTTTGGAAAGGTATGTAACCTGTCTTAGAATTTTGGTGATAAAATAATTTACCATCTGTGGCATTAATTTCTGCAAGGAATGCTTTTGCACCGGAAGTTCCACCAGTTAATATAGCATCAACAACAAAACCACTGGTGTTTTGGCCTGAAGCTATTAATAAATGAGGAACAGCTCTTAATGTTGATGCTGTTGCAACAGTTGTAGTATTATAGTTAAAAGGATTTTTAATTAATGATACTTGTCTAAAATCCTGATTAATAACTAAATCTGTATTATCTGTTCCACCTAAAAGAGTATTAAGTCCAATATAAAATGCTCCGAGTTCTGTAACTGGATCTACACCGTGGCCAAGTTTTGGAGCAATCACTGCTCGTGCTGTTGCACCAGTACCATTTCCACCTGTAATTGCAACTTGAGCTACAGTATAATCTGTACCCTTTCTTGCTTGATTCATTGTGATACCAGTAATTGTAGTTCCAGATTTTGTAATATCGGCCGTAACAACACTTGCAGCTGTTCCATCACCTGTAATTGTTACAGTTGGATTACCAGAATAACCATTACCTACTGATAAGATATCTATTCGTTCAATACCTGCAGCTTGAGCATGATCTCTTGAAGCTTTTTGGTTTAAGTACTGTGCATAATCAGATTCTGATAGTGCAGTTTCTGCAGCACCATCATTCGCGAAGTTAAGGGAAACGGTCTTAACTGGTATGTATGATAGTGTTAAGAATTTTTCTGCATCTGCAACTGAAACTGTAAACATATACTTCCAATGATATCCATCGGATTCTGCAGTTGGTACAGTATTTGTTTGAGTAGGTTGCTCTGTTGAAACACTTGGACCTTTTACAATACACTTATAAACTTTAAATTCTGTAGTAATAACATAAAATGGGTTATCGTATATATCAGCTTCATTAGAATCCCATGCAGAGTATGAATTACCTGTTGTCCAACTATGTCTTGGTACAACGTGAGTTATATCACCTGCTGTGAGTTTCTTTAAACCTAACATATTTTTATATGCTTCGTTCTTGTTATCTAAATCATCGTAAGGAGTAAATGGTGTTGTGTCAGTTGTATCTGACATTGCGGTTGACCATACATCTGGTTTTCCAATACCAAGATACATGCCACCTGCTGCGACATCTTCCTTAAAATTTTCTGCGTTTAAGACCCTGAAATCGGTCGTTACTATTGCTGTCATTTTTCGTTTCCTATTATGTGTGTTCTATATTACTCAAAGAGCTATATCTATTTATACTAGTTCCAAGGCCATTTTGAATAATATTTGATGCATAATGCACAATTGGCACATTGTCCCTAAATTTGGTTAATGTATCATAATCACGTTTTTGATTAAAGTAATTATTTCCGTTTATTGTTCTTGATATATCAGCAAGATGATTTAGATATATTATTAATATTGGTTCTATTTGTTTCGCTCTATTCTCTGAAGAAACCGGAGAACCAACTTTTATGTTAGGTGTAAGGACATATCCATTACCTCTATTTAATAATGTAACCGATGCTATCTCAGCTGGTTCAAGTTCTGCAATTGCTGTAGCCCCGCTGAGATTACCGCTTATTGTAATTGTAGGAGGTTCAGTGTAACCAGAACCTGCATTTATAATTCGTATTGATTCTAATCTACCATCTTCAATTGTGGATTCTGCTGTAGCATTACCACTTACTGTAATTGTAGGAGCAGTTGTATAACCTGTTCCGCCATTTGTAACTTTAATTGATCTTAATGATGTAGGTTCTAAATTTAATTTTGCTGTTGCGGTTACGTTTGTTGCAAGTAAAACTTGATCAACATCTTTTGAAGTAGGAGCATCGAATGTTAAAGTTGGTGCAGTAGTATATTTCTTATCGCCAAAATTACTGAGATAAACACCTTGAACTTTACTAAGATTCGGTACAGCAGGAACAACAACTGAAGCAGAAGTATAACCCGAACCCGCAGCTGAAACAACTGCAGTATCTATTTGCCCTTCTGAATCTATCGTTACAGTGATTGCTCCACCAGATCCATTATCACCCACGATTGTTGGTGTTGCAGCTGTGGTATTTGGATATCCATAACCTTTATCTACAATTGTTACAACTGATAGTGCACCACTGTTAAGAGAAACAGAAAGTTTTGCCGATTTAAATAATCTTGCTTCAACGTTTGCAGTAAACATTGATACAAACATTTGAACAAGTAATGGAAGATCTTCAATACCAATTACACCTGGTTGAAGTGTTGGTAATGATGATAATGTCTTACGATTTAATCTACCGTATATATCTTTATATGCATATTGAGTATTACCTATACCAAATCCACCAGTAGAACCATCACTTAATGCATCAGATGCTTGAGTTGGTCCAGTACCTGGAACTCTCTTATCTACTTTATCTGTATCACCTAAAACTGCACGAGTTAATTGAGTTAAGAGTAAGATCTCTCCGAAGAACTTGAATCCTGCAGGATGGACTAATTTTGCAAATGCATTTTTCCAATCAGAAAGGTTTTTACCTGTACGAATAAGGTAACTGAACTTCTGATAGAATTCTGAATCTTGTATTTTTATTGTATTACTTAGTTGGCCCTTTGCATCGAAATAACTATTTGTGTTTGTGTCCCATCCACCATCTGATGGTTTTAATGTTTTGTCCCATGGTTTTTCAACTTCTACGTTTGCATTAAATAACAAACGAAAGAATATTTCAATTGAATCTTCAGTACCACGAACTTTATAAAAATCTGTTATACTCTTATATAAACTTCTTTTATTTACAGTAAGATCTCTTGGAATTGAAGCAGCAATTTCTTTCTGCATTAATTCTAAATAATCTGTTGTGTTATCATCGATGTTCAATGCTTCTTCAATTGCATTTAAAATATACGATGGACCTGGACCAACCCAATATTTTATTATTGTGGTAAGCTTGGCAGATTTGCCGTTGTGTGCTGCCATTAAAGTAGGATCATCTGATCCATCATCATTTCTTCCTGTTACAGAAAATGTCTTACCTACATTAGGAGTTGTTGTAATACCAGGATCAAATACTTGTAATGTACCTGGTAAATCATTACCATTTGAGATTGCAGCATTCGATGCAGCTAGAGTAAAAGGTGTAATTGTACCATCTGCGTTTGTAATTTCCAATGTAGAATTACCAAACCCATCATCGGCAAAGAAATGATCATTCGAATTTTCAGGATCTGAGATTCTGAATACTGCTTTACCATTTAAAATCGTATCACTGAAAACCTCTGTTTCTTGATAAATAAATTCTTCCATATTATTGAATTGATAATATGCTTGTAATAAATTTTTAATACCACCACTCTCATCAAGAATATCTTGAGGTATCAATTGTTCTAAACGTATATCTTCTTTTGTCTTACGCTTAGTACTACCTACGGATTCAATATATCCAGGTGTCTGAGAATGTGAACCATAATCAGGCATTCTTAACTCCTAAACCTTGAGGTTGTGGTATAATCAATTGAACCAGTAGAACCTGATACGGCAATCGTATCAATCTCAGGAGTAATCACAACACCTGCTGCAGTAATACTTAAGAGTTGATCTCTCTTCGGTGCAATATCAAGTGAATTTGGTTTAACTGATATCTTAATTGTTGGTGAACCGTGTGCAGCGAATTGATTTAAAATAACTACACCTGTTGTTGGATTCACTGTACCACAATCGGGTAATACTTTTGTTTCTACACCATTTACGATTCTGAAAAGATATACTTGTCTCTCTACTGAACCATCAACTGCTTCATCTCCAAAATAATGTAGATCTGAATTCGCATCGATTTTAAATCCTGAACTTGTGATAACAGAATCAGTAGAAGAACCACTTACATAGAAAGAACCTGTGAAGTTCAGAGTATGATTATTCGATGCCAAAGCCGTAGCACCTACAATACTTTTATGCATGAATGGGCGAACGGTCGAGTTCTGTATTGATGGATCCGCAGAATCAATTGCTTTGAGTAATTGTGAATGCCTAAATACACCATCGAATTTGTTTAGATTATTAAAAGAGTAATCATCAATTGTATCTCGAACAACCGCGGTTAATTCTACCGGACTTCTATCTGTGAGGTTGTTATTATATTTAAAGAATACATCGAGATCGAGATATGTAAAGTTAGGATCTACAATATAAGGTGTTATACTTACCACGTTCTTACCCTTTAGAACATTACCAGTAATCTCTGCCTTCTGTGATGTGGTTAATGTTTCTGCAAGAATTGGTTTAATACAAATATAGATCGCACCATAATCAGGTGGATCATTGTCTTCACCACCCCATGTAGAGATCGCGTCAATATCAGAGAATTCTTTTTGTATGATTGCACGATAATCATCAGAGGTAACCGCACGATTCTGAGAAGTAAATGTTAACGGAGCATTATATCGTATGGACTCGATTGTTTCTTGAAGTACACCACCCGTTGCCGCAGAGACAAGAGTAACAGAGGTCGGTGTATATCCACCGATATTATCCGAACCACTGAATGTCTTGGCACCATTTGCTTCTGGTCCGTTTGTATGAATGTAATCGAGTGTTACGACATTATTGTTTGTTGGTTTAAAACCTGTAATACCATCACCAAAATAGATCTCATAGTATTCGTTTGAATTTTCTTGTAGATGAAATATCTTTGAGGTAGAGATCACGTTCAGAAGTGTCGAAAATTTAGAGTAGATATCGAACGACGTTGAATCCTGATTAGCCTGTACACGAACACGTAATGTAGAAGTATCTACGTCCTTGTCAGAGATCTGAAATTTCTGAGTAGCGATATCATTATCCACACGAAACTTAAGTGTCTTATATGTACCTTCTACAATTGCCACATTCGTAAAGTTATATTTCTGATCTGATCCGGCAATCGTTCCTGTTTTAATGGCACTCTGTGTTTCAAGTACTACGAAACTATATTCAACTCCATCTGTCAGAGAGGTTAGCTTGGCACCACGCGGAAGGGATAAAGAGGTAGGCGCGCCCGCGGTATCACCAATCGCTACCTCAATGTTTACAACTGCTCTCGCACCTAACTGAGAACGAGGAGTATATCCAAGTAGATTCGCACGAGATACAACATTACCACGTATCTGAGCACTATCAAGAAAGGCTTCGTTTAATGCAAAGTGTGCAGCCATGGCATTGTAATGTGTATTATATGATAGAACATCTAGGAGTACGGATAGACCGGATCCATCAAAATCATAATCATTAAATGTAGATTGTGTTTGGAGATAGTTCTTCAGATTCAGTTTAATCTGATCGAAGTCTAACTCTGTTACTTTTAAATTTGTTGCCATGTTGTTTACCTTTTATGTATTCATACCCGGGGAAAAAAATTCCCGGGGAAAAATTTTATCTTAATCTCCTGAGAATCAACTCCACCTTCTCCTCGGCCAGGGAAGAAATAATCTGGAACGAAACTGTAATTTTAAACGCATTCCCTTGGGACGCTTCCTGTATGTCTATCACCGGCGAGCTAATTCTTGGTTCGTGATCTGAAAGTACTTGTTGAATACCTTCTCTCAGCTGCACACGTGTTAGGACATCATTCGGTTCAAATAATAAACCTCTTAGATTAGCACCTAATGTATGCTGAAAGGGACGCTCGTAGAAGTTAGATCTTAATAGATTCTTTACTGCATTCTTAATCGCTGCATCGTCCTTGAGTATACTGATATCCTTTGTTACCTTATTCAGATGTAGGGATAGATCGAGATCAGCAAACCCTTTCTTTCGGGATACCTGATTAGAGGATCCTCCGCTTCTACTGTTAATGTTTAATGATGCCATGTATCTATTTATATCCTTTACTATGTACTTTTACTCTATTATATGGTATAATTAATCAGGCGTACTGGTCTTATTACCATCGCCCTGCTCTGTATGTGTATGTGTTCCGAGTGTTGCACCACTATCTGTTATAGTATCTGATGCTACGATTGTGCTTGCATTTGTTTGAGCCCCAGTTACAGCCAATGTATTCTGGAGCGTAGTGGCATCGCTCACAGAGAGCGTACCGGTGATGCTCGTATTTCCATCTAATGTTATAACATCGTTCGAAGAATCTATGCTGATGGTGCCATCCCTGTGCATCGTCAGAGTACTCCCGGACATATGTGTTACAATAATCTGTTCAACCGGAAAGGTATCATCTAGCTCTATTGTATGCCCGCTCTCGGTCTGTATTACCTGTTTAGTAGTAGAACGATCTCTTGCCAGGACGGGCATGTCCAAGCCTGGCTGGGTAGGGTATACGCCGGTGAATCCCTTGCTCTTATCAGGTAATTCTTCCACCTGAGAGGCGATTGAACCCATTATAAGAGGATCCTGAGCACTGGGACCATCTCGAAAGAACCCTACAACCCATGAACCCGGCAATAAGCGATGATTAATTCCTATACCCTGTACACCCGCTGAGGTTGTTGGACCCATCACTGTGGCCCATGGTAGATCATCTGTCTTTATAATCTTCTTATCATCTGTATGGTAACCAAAGCATCGAACCTTTACTCGCCCTAGGTTGGTATCATCTGATATATCTTCTACCACACCGGTAAACCAAACGAATTGGCCTCCGATAAACTGATCTTCTTCTCTATTCATATTCTTATTTACCTCGGTCCATTTTAGTGCGCGGTATTCGTCGATCAGCGAAAGCCTTAGTTTTCCTTACCCTCGGTTCTGCTGTTCTATGTACAAAATCATCCCGTTTTTTTTCTAAACTCGAATATGGTACAAGAAAATCAAGAGAATTCCAAAAAAAATCCCCTCCTCTCTGTAGATATTCGTATAATTTAAAAAAATATTTCATTATATTACCTTCCCATCTATATCCGTATCACTACTATCTTTCTGTATTGTTAAAACCATCTCATATTGCGTTCCAAACTGATGTAATATGTTGGTGATCATATATTTACCACCCAATAACTTATCTTTTAATCCTGTTGCATCTGTTCCTAATGATTTGGGTATAATGATACGTATAATTTTACCTACCGATATCTCATAATCTCCCGCTACTGTGATTTCTTGTGTCATTGTTTCTAAATTTTCTTTCTGCGCTTCGCTATTCAATAATGTAGGTGCTGCGGGTGCGTGGTAGTTACTTAGGTTATACGCGTTTTCATTCAACGAGAGGAAATGATGATACGAATCCTTACCTTGATTATACTTTATTCCATCTATTTCTGCTTCTTTACTGAACGGAATGTTCGAATTTAATTTTTTTGGTTTATTTATCTCATAATCATATATCAGTTTAGAATATTTTTTTGTACTGAGATCGAGTGTATGCATGGTCGAAGCATATGCACCAGCGGATACTGATACCAACTTCGATAGATTCAATGTTGAACGTAGTTTTGTGATTCTTTCTTGTATTTCTTTATAATATTCTTCTGTTCCTTCTGTTTCACTATATCCGATTCTCTGATTATAATCACGATACACATCTTCATTGATTAAATTTTCGTAACTATTAAAATTTATTCCATCCTTCGCTGTTTCATAGAAATAATACTGTGTTTTATTATCAAAACTATTACGTAATAACCAAGAAATAGCGTTCAATGGTCTTATATTCGGAAAAATACCTTGTACTATATCCTTTGTTTCTGTATTTATTTTCTTTATACGATGTGTTCCTCTCGGAAACGATCTTAATTTTAAATCTTTTCTACATATATCCTTTACAATACTACCAATTGAACCTTTAAACGGTCTCGATAGCTTTTTAATTGAGTTAATGTACATATGTTCGGAAAAACATTCGATCTGATATCTTGTCATACCAGGTTTTACACGTTCAAAATTATTTATTTCTACAATAAACACTTCAAAGATAAATCTTTTTTTCTTTTTATTATTTTTTTTCAGTTCGGTGTGTTTAATTCTTAATCGTATACGTTCATTACCAGCGATTAATGTATTTTCTAGAAAATTAATTGAATCTTCGATACGTATTGATACTTTCATTGAAGATTTATATAAACTTTCTTCAATCTGTATACCCGTTACGAGATCATTTATAAGAAATTTCTTACCAGAATTGGTATAAAGAGAACATTCTTGTAATTGATACGAAGAAGGTAATACGGATGCTGATCCGTCTCCTGCTATAGCTGAATTAAATTCACTCATTGATTAACTCTTCAAAATCTTCAGCAAATTGTTCAATATATTTCGGTGCAATCACACGTATTCTTGATCTTTCGGAGTTTAATTCTTCCATATATGCTTGATTTGTAACATAGGATATTGATGTCATCGGTAATAAATCAAGAGGT